TCTCGGTCTTGAGATTGTCGAGAGCAGTTTCCATCTTAGTGTCGAACATGAGAGTCTCCAAAAATCAAACTATAGATATAGTATAGTACCTTCTGTACCCAAAGTCAAGCCTTAGCCGACAAATCCATCGATGATACCCACGAGGTCCTGGGCATAGACATCCTCAACAATCTTGTCCATCTTGACTTCCATCTTGCGGAAGCGGAAGAATTGGACTTCGTACAGATCAGGAACCGGCTTATACTTGATGTACACATAACCCTTGTACGGAGTCATGCCTGAGGTCTTGAATTTCAGACCATCGCCCATGTTCATCAGATCCTTAGCACCCCAAGCGGGCAGAGCCATCGGGTCCAGCGTCTTGATTTGCGAGAGAATCGTTTGGGCTACGTTCATTTCTATCTCCGTTTTCTCAGTCTATATGTATATTATGCTCCCAAACCGACCCAAAGTCAAGCCTTTTTATCCACTTTTTTACGGAATTAATGTTGTTTTAAAACAACAACTTACGCGCCCTTTGGATCGACTGTAAATTCAAGTCTGGCTAGTCGTCCAACATATAGTTGCCGCTTTGTATTGTAATCCATTTCTAATACTTGATTAGTAGGAAAACGTACCCAAATTTTATTTGCATCCATGTCTACTATTGGGCAATTGATTCCCTTTCCATTTTCACTACGCACCGTTACTGATTCACCCTTATGCATATTCTATTCCTTTATTACATCAGGTCTGATGACTTCAACTTACGCTTGCCAAGATATAGATGATACTTGACTGAATTACTTTGAATAAGATGTCCATGCGGTAATGACCCATGATCATTGTCACTACCTTCATATCCAGTCAGCGGGAAATACAACAGATCCTTTATACCATCACCATTGAAATCTTCGTAAACATATGAAGAGCCGTTAGGGGGCCGGGGAAACCACTTGTCAGATACGCGATTGAAACTACCATTGCCATCATTCAGATAGATAGTAGGATAGATAACAGTGCCGCCGCTGGGAGGTCCGCCCTGAGGCTCATGATATGTGATATCATCGACACCATCACCGTTTACATCTAAACAATTGAGTCGATAGAATGCGCTAGGCTCTCGCTCATTCTGAATTTTTAGATCGGTCTTAGTGATAGCACCGCCGCTGTTGACACTAAATGAAATGAGTTTATGCACTCCCTTCATAGTGTTCTTGTCACCTTCAACCAATGTCTGACCTTTGTAGCCACCAATAACAATGTTTGCGGCAAACAACATCAATGCTTCTGATTCGCTATTTTTAGTTTTCTTGATTTCGCAAACACCCGCCATGCTAGGACCGATATAATCTTGACCATCAAGTTTGATCAAGGGTACAAGACCTGTATTGCCAGTCCAACTCTTCATCATGACCAATTCAGGTTCTGCATACTTAGATTCATGAACCTTTGACCAATTATTGCCGTAACCCTTCCACAACTCTACACCTGTGCGTGGATGCGGACTGGGTGTAACAGCGATAGTCGATCCCAGTCCAGGACTGATAGCCTTGAAAAATACTGTGCTAGTGTTACTTACCCAGTCATAGCCAGGCAGTTTCTTCCAACCGTTGTCATATGTATATGCGCTAGAGGTGCTGAACGGCAACAACACTACATCGTTCTTACCGTAAATATTTTCCTTCAACGCTACGCTATATCCATATTCAGGCTCATTGATTTTTACGATATTGTATCCAGTACCGTTACTGATCAATGCGACCGCACTTGATCTATGATTCCTAATTTCAGTACTGTCTACTAACCGCCCATCTTCGCGGTTGACAGCATAAACAATATCTTTGATACCATCATTGTTGAAATCACTTACAACACTAAAAATACCGATACCGCCAATGTTAGGCTTTTCAGTGCCAAATACTTCTGTAGTTTTATCTACAAAATTACCGTCCTTATCTTGTACAAGGGCAATGAGCATATTGGGCACATCACCACTAAACGCTACTCCAAACTGGGGTTGCAAGCAGGCAAGATTGAATACAATATCCATCTTACCATCTTTATTGATATCTACCGGGATGGCATTCTGTACGTTAGCCCTACGACCACACAATTGATCATACCTAGATTTTACATCAGGCAGAAAAATTGGTGTGCTAGCAAACAATTCAGTGGGTTCAGTTACCTGAGCGGTAGTTGCAGGCGTACTTGAAATAGTTGACTTAGTGCTATCTCCACCACCTCCACCACCGCAGGCAGATAGTACGATGGATGAGACCATCACCGATACGGTTGATTTACGCATTTTCAGTTTCTCGTTTATTGGCATGCATCAGTAGTGATGCCTGAGCTTCTTCCAATTGCTTGCAGATAAAGTAAAGGTCTTCCTTATCAATGTCCTCACCCTCATGTGCGAGGACGAAACTAGCCTGACTGAAACGCTCGGCGACCTGATCAAGTGAAAGATTATAATTAAACGGCATATACATCACTCCTTTTAAAACTCATTCTTTCATAAGATAAGTGCTGATGATCCACTTAGCACGATTGATCGCCTGACGGCTGTCTTCGGCTCGCATATAATCGACTTCACCGTATTCGGTGTTGATCATCTCCTGCGCATCGCTGAGGATGCTCATCGCCATCATAGCAGGACCAGTGAAACGGAAAGTGCTACTACGCTCAACTGCCTCACGCATTTGGACTTCGGTACAACCATAGCAACGAACTTCACGCTTTTCTTGCTCGGTCAAACCATTGTAAACTGCTGTAGTCATATCAATCTCCGTTCGTTCAGTATGTGTATATTATGAACCCAAACCAACTAAAAGTCAAGCCTTTTAGAAAAGGTCAACTTGAACATCATACTCGACGGTCTCGCCGTTCTCACCGAATACCTTCTCACGGCGAAGCAGACCAGTGGGACGCTTTCCTTCAGGAAGATATTGATCGAACCCTAGCGAGGTCAACGCTGAACTGACTGCGATACGCTGGCTAGTGAAACACATATCGAAAACGCCCTTGACGGTCGTCACAAAACCGATACCGTTGATGATGACACGAATCTTTTGATTATTGTCAAGACCAGAAATATAACGCTTTGTACGCATCGCAATCTCCTAAAAATCAGAATATGTATCTATTATGAACCCAAACGACCCAAATGTCAAGCCTTAGCAAACATCTGTCTGGCGTCATTCATAAAGACTCGGAATGCAATCATTGTCTTTTCGCTATAAACCATACGACCTTCACGGTCAATATCTTGCAGGGTTTCAAGAAAACCCAAACCTAAAAATTCTGCTTCTTTTTTCAGGATTTTGATTGCTGTTTCGATCTGCATTTCTAACTCCGTTTCTCGACTCTATGTATCTATTATGAACCCAAAGGAGCCCGAAGTCAACCCTTTTTTTGTCTTTTTTACGGAATTAATGTTGTTTTAAAACAACAACTTACAGAGCCTAGGAACCGCGACCCTGTTTACGCATCACGCTAGGGCCACGGCCACTTGTTTGGCTCTTCATGTTTTTACCCTGTGTAGGATTGAATCCGCCCTTATGATTTGCTTGCATGGCTTTTTTCTTGGCTAGTATTTCGGCCATTTGATTTGTCTTTTTTTCTTCACTCATATGTTACCTCAAACAAAAAAATTATTGTTTATTGGTCTTTCGACCAATTGATTTTCTACATTGAATCTTTTTGAATAAAAACTAGTACACCATTTATGATAGTTGTAATAACCAGGACCCCAAAAATCTATACGTTTGAAGCCGCTGTTTATAAGATGGCGTTGTATAAAGTTGTAATGCCAACGATCACTATTGTCAACAATAATGTATCCATCATCTTTGATCTTATCAACTGCTAGCATTGCGCATAATGATCTAGCCATGCCATCGATAATGATGATATCAAAATGTTTATCTGGTCTATCAAATATCCTACTTGCATATCCTGCAAATTCGTTATTCAATAATCCATGTTTATAATCTGACTCATGATTATTCATAGTTGCAGGAGGAATCTGTAGCAAGTAATTCTGTACCTGAGTCATACCATCATGATGTATCTCTGAATCTTTTTCTGCTAATTTTATATCTAAACTATTGTTATGTTCTTTTAGTAGATTAGCCCAAGCAGGATCATGTTCTACTGTATACAATTCTTGAACACGATTTTTGAAAAACAAACTGCTATAGCCGCAACCGTATTCAAGTACACGGTGTTCTTTCTTCAAAATGTCTTTTAGAAAACTAATGCTAGGATATGTGAACCAAGGAATAAAACCTTCATTGTCCTTTAGTTCATCATGAAAGTAACCTTCTTCTTGCAAATAATTATATGCAAAGGTTATGATTTGACTAGTGTATTCTTCTGGTACAGTTAGCGTTGTGCTACCATCATCTTTTTTGATGAGGTTTATAGGTTTTTTCATTTTGACAAATCCATAAATTCTTGAAAGTTGCCATATAATTGTACCATCATTGCAACTTTACTATCGTACATTCTTATATATGCTGATTTCGCTTGATTGGTCTTTAAGCCTATGTAATAGGGGCACTTTACTTTTTTACCTATGTCTATGGTAAATTTATTTGCTTTGAGTTCGTTGACTTTTTTGACGAACAACGGGAAATCGAAAAATTCTATTTCAGCGAGATCGAACGCGATCTTACCTTCTTCAGTCAATCGTAGACTATCACTACCTCGACCAGTAGTCCACCATAAAAATAATAATTTTTCTTTTTTTATATCAGTAAAAGGATTAGACGGTGGTAGATGTTCGTAAATTTTATTAGTAAGTAATATTTTCTTACTATTCATCAGGATAGACTTGACGCCCTTGATTCAAAAAATGAACAGTGAATTTATCTGTCTTGAATAGATTGTTCAGTTTACGACAGAGATTTCTGGCATGTCCAGGATTGCTAAAGCTGGTCTTTTTATATTTGGGTGCTGACTCATTAGCGAGGTAATGCTGGCTTTTTAGATTGATCGGCTGTCCATCATAAAACACAGCCCAGATTCCACTTGCTTCTACGATTTGATCACATTTATAAGTAGTCTTATCTACATGCTCAAGTATGACTTTTGGTTGTGTTCTACTCATTTAAATTTCCCACCTGTTATTTCTACTTTTATAACTTCTTCTTTACCCTTATCCTTATTTTGACACTCGTTTAAATCTAACAATAATTTAGCAACCTCGTCCCTCAATAACTTGGCATCACTCATAGGTAAAACTAAGTCTTTTGTCTTTTTGCTTTCTAGGTTGGATACCTTATCAAAAAAACGCTTTATGTGAACCATCTTAGTTATTTAGTAGACTATTTGCCTCAACCTCTGTTTTAAAGGGGCCTTGATAGTCATATCGTTGGATAAAGATGTATTTGGGGCAAAAACTTACTTGTTTTACGCCATTTTGGTCAATAACGAAATACCCTGCTACATGATAACACTTGCTTTTCTTGGTTTTCGTAAAAATATGCAATTTTCGTTTGATATCGAAAATGTTGTTATGTGTCTTAGTTGTAGTAGGATATTCAGGATAGGGCATCTCAACTTTAGTCTTATTAGACTTCATGGGTTGAAAACTGATTTTAGTCTTTTTCTGAATGTCTTTAGTATTGTGGAACTGCACAGCACTGCCGTTGAGTACTACCTCATAGCCGGCACTGTTAGCCAATACATTACCGACTTTCTTTTCCCCGTCGGTCACTACCCAAAATTGATCTTTGATGATAGGTTTAGCAATTAGTTCAGTCATAGATTACTCCTTTAGTATTTCCCATATAATTGTCTGTTCAGGTACATATGCGATAGGCTTGATATAACCCAATGACATGTACTGTGATATTTGTCGTTGAATGTTGCGCGGGCAAGTATCAGAAATTTTAATGGCGGCTCTTGGCCACTCTACCAATCCTTGTGTAAACTTGAAGTGCTTATCGCCGGGCTCTAATTCTTTGATTGGAACTTCTTCTCCATTTATAATATAACTTATTGACATAGTTCTCCTTCATAAGGATTGTTCAACCACTTAGCATAAGTCTCGGCCTGTTCGCTAATCTTTTGTAGTTCATACTTGCCGCAAAACTTCATAAAATGAATTCCAACCTGCGGAGTAGTTTTGATGCGCACATTTTCACGAATCGTAGTGTCAACCTTATCTTTTACCTCGTCGGGCTGCGCAGTCAAATCAATCAATAACTTATTACGCTCATACAAATCCTTGACACGGAACTCGTTACCATCGGGATCAGCCCAACGTTGCAACATCATGTTATTCCAGTTGAAGCCCTGCTTAGTACGATCGGCGTATGCTTCGATAAGTCCGACCTTATTCTTGCTACCCTTAGTGCGTACACCAGGATATGCGCTGAACACGTTGTCTCCTGCGTCACCGCGCATGATCTTTTCAAAGAGATGAAACTGAGGATCACCAAGAGTCTTATGCTCACCAGTTTTCTTATCCTTGACAGGCTTACCCTTGTCATCGAAATAACCTTCTAGTGTGATCAATTGATTGGCAACGCCATTATATTGTTTGACGTTCGTAGCAATCAATTGCACATAATCGGTATCGCTACTGATGATATAATGTTCGTCGTTGGGATGCAGATGTATGAATCTTGCGATAAGGTCATCTGCCTCAGCACGTTCATGGCGCAATACCGATGTATTAGTTTTTTCACGCAAGAAGGTTGTAAACATGTCGTAGGTTTCCCAGAACATCTTGTTCTCTTCTGCTTCACTCTCAGTCAATGCTTGCTCGGCAACTTTACGATGTGCCTTATATTGCGGATACACATCCTTGCGCCAACTGCGACCCTCAAGACAAAACACAACATGGTCAATACCATATTTGCGTACAGCCTGATTTACACTTGAAAGTGTAAGATGTAGTGCCATGCCAATCTTCTCCCATGTATCGCTGTTGCGACTAGCGATATGTCGGGCACGAAAGAATGTGTTAGCAGTATCGATTAGAGCATATTTCACAAGCACACCTATTTACAGTAATAATATACGTATATTATACTGTGTGTTTGCGAAAAGTCAACTAATTTCGGTACAACTTTTACCCAAAATCAAATAACGTGATACCTGCGGATTCGACCTTATTTTTGGATAATACCATTATACTTTCATCTGTATTCAGATTGATTTTGGCACTGGGTCGTACCCTATTTTTTAGGTCAGTGGTCTGTATATGATGATAGCCCAAACTTTTTGCCAAGGATAAAGTATCTTCATACAACTTATAGTCTAAGAAATTCTTTATGTTGATCAATAACTTACCCTCATCAACAAGATATTTTCTAATGTTAGATAATGTAGGCTTGAGATAATTGTCCAGCCATTGATTATACGTTGTTCCAGGCTTGTATGATTGATTGCCTATCCTGTAATCTTCAAGGTTGAAATAAGGAGGGCTACTAAATGCCAATCCTATCGTGTTTTCCCATTCAGGAACGAATACCTCGCTACC